ATAAGGGTCATACTAGTAATGCTGAAAAAATAACAATTTGGAAGGTTAGCAAATACTTAGATGAATTCAACGAGAAAAATTCACCCCAAAGCTCTAAGGTAGCTAATGATTCCACAATTCCCAACAAATCAAGTATTAAATTTCCTAATTATGGGGAAGTGCGGAAGTCACTTATTGCAAAACATGGTAAATTGAGTGACAGGGATAGATTAATTATGAGTAGTACTCGTGACATTATAGTCGGAAACTAAACACTTGATCGGACGTTGGGAGAAAGTCCATTCGTCAAGAGAATATTATAGGAGTTTTTATCTATGGAAAAAATAGTTCAAACAGACATTGATAATCTTGCTGACATAATTTGGTGGATTAAGGGGTATAAAGCGGGAGCCGATGAAGATGCAAACAGTTGTCCTTTTGGTTTAGATCATATTGAGAGTTTGCGGAAAATACGAGTATTGTTACATGGTCTTGATAAAAAAACTCGGGAAGAAGAGGAAGCTACTCATTCCCCATCTCCCAACAAACAAAGGGATTTAATAAAACCCTGTACTTGCAATCCGAAACCTAATGCGTGGAGTGCTGCTTATCGTAAATGTGTTGTATGTGGTGGGTTAGATAAATTTGAAGAGCGGGTTTAACTAAACCCATTTGTCGAACGTTGGGAACAATTCCGTTGTCAAAACGATTATTATAGGAGGCGCTAAGTGGATTTAGAAAAACGATACGAAGACGATGTTGGCAATAAGATAAATATTTTGCAAGCGGGGAGTTTATATCCAGAGTGGGCTGCTAATAGGATTCAAGTGGGGGAACGAGCATTGTCAAGGCTTTCACCTGAAGAAAAACGCGCCTCAGAAAAAGGGGTAGCTGCCAACTCCACAATTCCCAACACGACAAAGGCTACAATTGCTTTGTATGTTGAGGAATTGAATGACAGGAAGCGTCATGGTAATGGGTTAATTCAAATTTGGGCTGTAATAGAAAAGTTGGAAAAAATAGCGCAACAATAGCCCTTTGCGGAATGTTGGGAACAATGAAGGATATAAATAAAATCTGTGATATCGTGAAGGATGAGCTTGAAATATTTGCTAAAAGCAGGGTAAATGACATCGACTTAGTGATTGATAATATCAGAATAAGAATTGAAAATGATTTAACGATACCCGAAGGGGATAAAATCAAAGAGGACATTGACAAAAAGGCACTGAGGGAACCTTCGTAATGTCGCCGCCCTCTCTGGTAATCACGGGTAGATGTTAATAATATAATACAAAAAGGAGTGTGATATGGAAATTAAATTCGAACTATTTCAATTGCATTGCAACTGTCATTTTGGTAAACATTGTGATTTAAGCGACGAATATCTTGACTATGCTGACTGTGCGGAATCGATATGTCCATTTATAGAAAAACGATCTCTTAAAATAGAATCATCTGAAAAGCCAGTAAAAAAATGAACCACATCCTCCGACCATACCAAAAAGAAGCGGAAAACAATATCCGTTTAGCGCTCCGACAGGGGCGTAAGGCTCCTCTATTAGTCATGCCGACCGGTTCAGGAAAAACACACATATTTACATCGATAGCAACGCAGGCAGAGCAAAAAGGTAACCGATCCCTAATTATAGTACACAGGTCCTTCCTGTGGAAACAGGTTTCAGATAAACTAACAGACATCGGAGTGCATCACGGGATAATAGCTCCTGGGCACACACGCACCGCTGACAAAATACAAATTGCATCTATTGATACATTAATCCGCAGGCTTGACAAAATGCAGAAACCGGATATTATAATATATGACGAGGCTCACCATGTTATACGAAATAATAAGTGGGGAAAAGTCGCGGAATATTGGCCGGATGTTCCATTATTAGGAGTCACAGCAACGCCATGTAGAACGAACGGCCAGGGACTCGGTTTACAGTCGGGCGGGTTCTTTGATGAATTAATCCTCGGATCACAGATGCTTGACTTGACACCTGAATATATTGCACCTTATAAATTATTCGCTCCTAAATTAGATGTTGACGTATCAGAAGTTAAAAGGATAGGTGGGGATTGGGATAGAAAAGAATTGGCGGCTATTTATGAACGGAAAAAGATATACGGCTCTGTTCCCGGACATTATAAAAAGATATGTTATGGTATTCCTGCAATAGCATTTTGCGTAACTGTCAAACATGCCGAATGGGCCGCAGATGAATTTAAAGATGCCGGAATTACCGCCGCTTCCGTTTCAGGGAAAACTCCTGAAAAGCAAAGGAAATATTTATTTGAGTCCCTTGCCCGTGGCCGCATCATGGTACTATGTTCATGCGATTTAGTATCGGAGGGATTCGACGTGCCTGTGTGCGGTTGTGCAATTAATCTACGTCACACGCAATCGTTAACGCTCTGCTTACAACAGTGGGGGCGCGCGTCCCGTCCGTATCCCGGCAAGGAATATGCGTATATACTTGACCATGTAGGGAACTATACACGGCACGGCATGCCCGACGCAATGAGAACGTGGAGCCTGGAAGGTTCAAGGTATAGCAAAAACATATTAGACGAAGAAGGTAGATTATTAGTGCGTACTTGCCCGATGTGTTTCAACGTTCACGCTCCATGCCCTATGTGTCCTAAATGTGGCTACAAATACGTAAACGGTTTCAAACTTCCTAAAGTTGACGAACGGGTAGAACTACAGGAAATAGAGACCGCACGTATTAAGGAAGATTTAGAAAAACATGACATGAAACATAAGCGCAGGCAATGCCGGACGCTCGATGACTTGAAAGAGTTTGGAAAAATGCAGGTACCGCCGTATAAGGACGGGTGGGCCGGATATATATATAAATCATGGGAAGATAAAGGTTTACTCGATGAGAATGGCATTCATAAATATAGATAGGGAAGGATATTATGGAATACGTATCAATTGAGCAGGTTAAGGAAGCGGTTGATGTATATATTTGTCCTAAATTTTGTAATAGAATATTCTATGAATATTGTCAAGATATAGAGCATTGCGATCAAAAGCAAGTTATTGAATTTATTGAAAAATTAAAGGTTGTTGCAATTGTTAATGAAACATATAAGGATAAAAAATGAAACCGTACGATGAATTTCTGAAAACGAAAAGGCAACTTGATATCAATTCTGGTTTCAAGCCTCTTTTTATGCCTAGTTATCTATTTGATTTTCAAGGAGCATTGACAGAATGGGGGATTAAGAAAGGGCGTGGATTAATAGCTGCCGATTGTGGAATGGGTAAAACTGTTATGTCTCTTGTGTGGTCACAGAATGTTGTCATAAAAACAAACAAACCGGTAATTATTTTTGCTCCACTTGCTGTGTCAATGCAGACATCTAAAGAGGCAAATAAATTTGATATAGAATGTGAAGTCTCATCAGGAAAATACAGTAAAAAAATAATAACTACAAATTATGAGAAATTAAAACATTTTAACTGGCAGGATTTCGGTGGAGTAGTTTGTGATGAATCCAGTATATTAAAATCATTCAATGGTAAGATAAAAAATGAGATAACACAGTTTCTCAAAAAAATACCATATCGACTATTGACAACCGCGACAGCAGCACCAAATGATTATATAGAACTTGGCACCTCATCGGAAGCTTTAGGATATTTAGGTTTCATGGATATGCTTAACAGATTCTTTAAAAATGATTCTAACAATTCAGCATTAAGGCGACAATACGGGGAAGCTCCCAAATGGCGTTTCTGTGGACATTCTGAACAAGCTTTCTGGCGCTGGGTATGTTCCTGGTCAAGAGCTTGTCGTATGCCGTCAGATTTAGGTTTTGATAATGGTAAATTTATATTACCAAAACTAACAGAAAATACAATAGTTGTAGATACAAGAACTTGCGCAGAGGGAACTTTTTTGCCTCTACCTGCAAAAAAACTTGATGAACAAAGAGAAGAGCGGAGACGAACGATTAATGAAAGATGCGAAAAAGTTGCAGAGATTATAAATAACAAAAATGACTTTTCTTTTGTGATGTGTCAATTAAATCAAGAAGGGGATTTGTTAGAGAAATTAATAAAGGATTCGGTGCAGGTTCATGGACGACATAAAATAGAGCAAAAAGAAGAAAGGTTATTTAACTTTGCAGATGGTAAAATAAAATGTTTAATCACAAAGCCCAAAATAGGCGCGTGGGGTATGAATTATCAGCATTGTAATCATGTTGCTTATTTTCCATCCCATAGCTACGAACAATATTATCAAACAGTCAGAAGATGCTGGAGATTTGGGCAAAAGAGACCGGTGCGTGTTGATCTTGTAATGACAGAGGGTGACGAATTGGTAATGAAAAACATGCAAAGAAAAATGAAGCAAGCGGAAGAAATGTTTAAAAATCTTGTAGCGGAAATGAATAATGAGTTGACAATTAAACATGTAAATAAAATCATATTAAAACAGGAGACACCATCATGGCTGTAAAGGATCAAATAATAACAGATGATTATGCTATATATTGTGGGGATTGTAATGAGATCATGAATGCAATGCCTGAAGAGTCAATACATTTATCTGTATATTCCCCTCCATTCGGGGGATTATATAATTACAGCAGTGATCCTCTTGACATATCAAACTGTTATGACTATGATGAATTCTTTGAACATTATGGCTATGCTGTAAAAGCTTTACATAGGATTACCATGAAAGGCCGGATAACCGCTGTGCATTGTACAGATATTCCCTCTGGTAATTCTGGAAGAGATTCTTTAATTGATCTTCCAGGGGATATAATCAAACTCCATAAAAAAATCGGATGGGATTATATCGCTCGACATGTTATTTGGAAAGAGCCTTTGTGGGTACGAAACAGAACCATGACTCATAACTTGTCGCATAGGACAATAGTTGAAGATGGGGTTTACGGAGGGGTGGCAAGTGGTGATTATTTAATATTATTTAGAAAAAAAGGTGAGAATTCTATACCAGTTGCACATACTACAGGACTCTCGTATTATGCTGGCGAAGCGCCCGTTCCAAGCGAATTGTTAAAATATAAAAATTGGCAGGGGAAACAAACTGAAAACAGGTATTCCCATTGGATATGGAGACAATACGCTTCAAGTGTTTGGGATGACGTAAGAATGGGGCGTGTACTCCCATACAAAGAAGGGAAAGAACCCGATGACGAAAAACATGTACATCCATTGCAACTTGATATAATAGATAGAGTAATTATATTGAGGTCAAACATTGAAGAAAAGGTTTTTTCCCCTTTTGGTGGTATTGGTTCCGAGCCTTATTCGGCGGTATCTTTAGGAAGAAAAGGTATTGCAGCAGAATTGAAGGAATCATACTTCAGGCAGATGTCAAGAAATATGGAAGAATGTGAAGTAGGGATATATGACAAAGTAGAGAATGAACAGTTGAGTATATTATAACATGCAATCAAAAAAACACAGCCTTATAGAATCAATTTCAAACGTCTCTGTCGGTTTTTTCATAGCCCTCATGAGTCAATTGGTTATATTTCCATTCTTTGGCATCGATATCACTATCAAGGATAATGTTATGATAGGATTTTATTTCACTATAATTTCTATATTAAGAAGTTATTTGTTGAGACGGTTTTTTACGAAAAGGAGTTAATATGAAATGTGACATTCCCTATTGTAAAAAAGATAAGCCGAATCATGGTAATGCGAAATGGTGTAATTACCATGCGGAAATTTTTAAGAAGCGCGGGGCGGGGCGTTGGGCATCGGAAAATAAAAAATACCATTATGAATATCTGAAAAAATGGAGAGCGGGATTGAAGGAAATGGAGGGGAAGAAATGAAAGTATTAAGCATTCGTCAACCGTGGGCATGGTGCGTAATTCATGCAAGGAAAGATGTTGAGAATCGAGATTGGTATAGCCATTATAGAGGTGAATTATTGATACATACAGGAAAAACGATTGACCGCCAGGGATTCGATGCGATAAAGTCAATAATGGGACATGTAAGCATCGGCGATGTTCTCACCAATCCAAACCCTATTATCAAAACAGGTGGTATTATCGGCAAAGTAAATATGATCGATTGCGTTCGAAATCACGATAGCAAATGGTTTTTTGGGGAGTATGGATTTGTTTTTGAAAATCCTGTGCCAGTGCCATTTATTCCACTTAAAGGACAATTGGGGATGTTTAATTATGAATATTGACGATGTAGATATAAAAATAAAAGAATGCAAAAACGCATTCCCAGGTGATTTACAAAATCCATATGTAGAATACGAACAGGAATATAAAGAAGCAAAACCGAAATCTGTCAAGCATACTATACTATTGATGGAAAACGGTATGTATAGGGCGTTGTTCGGTTCAAAACGTTTTACAATTTTTGCATACTGGATTAATAAATTGAAATTATTCATATGGATATTCAGGAGTATAAAATGAAAACCTATAAATCACACCACAACATCCGATCCCAGACATTAATTGAGGCGAACAAAATGCCAGGTGTAAAGCTGTGGCCGAATCCTGTCGGGCTTGGATATCTGGGAACGGTTGTCAGTGAATACCAGGAAGGGAAAGACAATTTTATTGTCCTGAAGAATCCCCGAAGAATGAAATTTGGACTCGCGAAAGGCTCCTCTGATTGCATCGGGTTCAAAAGTGTAGAGCTCTCAGGATATAATATCCCTCGTTTCTGTGCGCTCGAAATAAAAGCCGGGACAGATCGATTAAAACCGCAGCAAAAAAACTACCAAAATATGATACTCGAATCGGGCGGAATCGCAGGCGTAGTAAGGAGTCCAGCCGATATTACTAGAATTATGTCGTTACCAATAATTACGGGCCGTGATTAAAAATTACTAAAAGTGATTAAAAGTGATTAAAAGTGTTGACAAGCCTGATTTATTGTGCTATATTTAAGGTAGAAAGAAAACAAACAATAAGCTGAGGAGGCAGCATGGACAGATACCAAATAGCAGTTGATATTTTGGTCGGAATAATAGCAGAGACATGCCCACGAGATACCCAATATCTGCAACTGCAATCACGGGTAAGGGATGGTATGGAAAAAATGATAAAAGAAATCAGAAAAGAATTGGAGGATTAAAATGACCACATACACACCAATAAAAACCGAGCCTGGATTATCACCGGCCGACGCACCTGATTTTTACGGAGATCCGAAAGATTGCGATGAGAGCGACCCGGAATTAATTTGCTGGGATTGTTATAATATCGAATGTGAAAAGAGAGTATAGGGAGTCAAAATGAGTGAATTCAAATTAGAAAGAAATATGTTTGATAAAAAGAGTTATTATTATATGTCCCGGAAGGATTCTTTGTTGTATGACAAAGTTAAAGATTCCAAAGACAAAAAGGACATTACAATCAAAAAATTGCTTTTAGATAAAGCTAAACAGAGTCATTTAGAACATTGTATGTCAACTTATTAATATAGTATTTACCATTTATAAAGGAGTGTGTTATGAAACGGAAAAAGCTATCAAGAAAGATTAAAAAGACAATGTTCGGAGATCAATACGATCCCAATTCGGATTCTTCATATGCAAAGAAAATTAAATTGCAAAAGAGAGGTATATTTTCTATCACATCGCCATGTCGTTTTGATGCAAAGTCAACGTATGATCCATTTATAAACAAACCTTTTTAAAGTCTGCCTGAAGAGATTTCAACAATCGAAACCGGATGGAGGTGTCCGGTCGCAGACAATTTTAACCAGGGAGAAAATATGTCTAACCGTTTTAAATTCCCAGATGGAGTCAAAGAGAAGTTGCGCGGTGCCAGATTGAATGATTATCACAAACAGCATTGCAGAGCGTCAGGAGCAAGACAGTCAACGCGGTCTGATAGGTTATATAGCTTAATCTGTAACAATGCCAGCAGGAAAGAGATTAATAAGGTAATGAACTTCAAGGAACACAAACAGAAATTTAAAAGGATTAAGCCATGACCAAACAATGCACCCTCGAAGAATGGAAAAAGTATTATCACAAGGACCAGCGGGCAAGGTTTTTGATTAAAGATATGTTCTCCCGCGTTCGTGCCAGGTCTGGGGATTTAGTTTATACCGTCATGCGGGGGGAATGGAGTAAGAACGGGACATTTTCGCGCTGCAAGACTTGTCATGGATTAATGATATGTGGAGTCTGTCAAGCATGCGGTTCCTGCTGTATGTGTGCAGTGTGTGGCAGGATACGCCAAGCTGACGGGAAATGGCGAATAATGGCAGTCGATAGCAATGAAATATCACATACCTATTGTGTTGAATGTATCAAGAGAGTCCATCCGGAAATATACAAGATACTCGTTGCGAAACGTGGGGAGCGGTATTATGGACTATAGGGGATGCGAATATCATTATAAAATAGGTCCGTTAGATGTTTGCAAATTACGAAATTCAGACGGTGAAGATTGCTTGTGTAATGGCTGTGATTATAGAGACCGGCAAATTAACAGCGAGGTTGTTGGTGTTAAAAAGTGTCAAAATTGCAGTAGTCCGGCAGTATATCATTTGTGTGACAATTGCCTCTGTGATAAAATCTTTGAAGCCAACAACTCTCAGAAAGTTAAAAAATGACTTATACAAGGGGTGCCATGACTGACAGTATTGACACGAGCGTTCCTCGCCTGAAACGAGGGTTACTATGTGTAGCGTCATAGGTCTAATGCTGTCACAGCATCCTTTGTCAAATACTGAGTATACATAGGAGACATTCACAAAGGAGAGATTATGAAACCAAGTGATTTTACACAGTTCCCAAATATGTCTGTAATGAACAAGTGTGAAGCCGAAGTTGTTGCTTTAAATGTAATGAAAATTTTAAAGCGCACTGGCGATGGATTCAGGCCTTTATCATGGAAAGAATACGAAATTGAACGTAAAAAAGATGGTGATTTCAACAGCAATTTGGAAAGTAGATATTTTCACGATATAATTGATTATTGTGAAAGTGAAACGACAGCCAAATTGTTTAGTCCAGTATGGAAGAGCGCTTAATATGGAAACAATACGAATAAGCATGCTACCAAACGCCCTTGATTGTTGCCGTAGAGCGGTATCCGGTCAATTCTCAGAGTTAATCGAAGATGCAGGCTACAAGCTCAACGAAAAGCGTAACGGGATATATTCCGTGGTCGGTACCGGGACACATACAGGTGTTCACAACATGTTGACACATAAGATTAAGACCGGAGAATTAAACTCTGTGGATGAAAACATACAGGCAGGTATTGCGGAGTATGAGAAAAAACTGAAGGACTCTAGCGACATACTATATGATGATATCACCTATAATCAAGCGTCCGGTAAATTTCAGATCATGCGGCATGTAAAGTATTATCAACACGATATAGCGCCGCGCCTTGTATTCCCGGAGAATGCAAAGCCGGAAGATTGCCTGGAAATAGCAACGGAACATACTTTGAAAGGCTTTAGGATATCAGGACACATTGACGTCAGGCCGATAGACTCCATTCGTGATACTAAGTCTGGTAAAATAATGCGACCGTATCACAGCCAGCTCGGAGGGTATGCTAATCTGTCAATAACAGATGGGTATAAGAAGCCTAAATATTTAATCGCTGACTACCTACCAAGGGTTCACATGGATAAGCCATACCCCGGCACCAAAACAGAATGTTACCCTGTAGATTTCAGTATGAATGAAGGCTGGTATGTCATAAATCAATTAATCCGTGATGTAAACAATTTTAAAGAGGCAGGGAATCCAGCTCACTTTCAAGCGAATCCACAGAGCACGCTATGCAATGAAATATATTGCCGGGCTTTTAAAACTGAATTTTGTAAATATCATTAGGGGAGGTACAGAATGAATAGTAAAGATTATTACGACAGATCATTGTGCAAAAAACGAAGCTGTACAGATTGGAGAAATCGAATGTGCATTGATCCAAAAACGTATCGAATAAATGGAACTGGTAACATTTGTTGTCGTTATCATCCTGACGCTGTAACCACAGACAAATAGGAGTCAACCATGCCAAAAGCAGTAATTTACAAAGGAATGAAGGTTAATTATTTTGAGTGTAAGGATTGCGGGTGGGTTAATACCGGTAAAACACTCAGGCCAAACGGCAAGTTCTGTGATCCGGTATGTATGTCGTATGTGTTGTCATTGAGCGACAACACTGTCGAAGACTTACCCAATGAACCCGGCGACGAAGTCGAAGCTTTGAAAATGAGAATTGAGACTCTGGAAAAGAACCTTGAGAGAGTGGTGATAAATTCTCAAAAACAATTAGAGGAATTAAAGTATAAACTTGACAAACATATAATGGCGGCGTTTCAACATCAGGGGGTGCAGTGATGCCATTCTTAATAATCGCAATCGGAACGGCAGTATCAGGTTTATTAGTAGTATTCATTTTATCTATAACGATATTCATACCGTTATTTTATCATTTTTTTAAACGTTAACAAGGGGCAATCATGACTTTATTAGAAAATTATGCAATCAATTCTGAAACCAGAGGGATTAAAAATATCAATTGCGGGATACTCAGGAGGATAGGTAAAACAACAACGTTGATACAAATGATTAAGGAATATAGATCCGAACATCCGGAAGTATTTATAATATTGATAATTAGAATTATGCAAAATGCTAGAATGTATACAGAACTGACTAAAACAGGTGTTGTTAATAAAATAACAACTTTACAAAAGTTAGAGAATATTCATTCTATCGGGAAGCGCGCTTTTTTTTCTGACGGAGTATACGATGCTGACAAAGTGGTAGGCAAACTCTACGGGGCGGAGACATACATCGGAGGCTTTTATATTGATAAAAAGATTAATTTGCCGGAAGTGTCGGAAATAGTATTAAGTTTAGCTAATTATTTCGGCACACTAAACGAAAGGGAGCGCGGACTTGTTGGCGCTATTCGTAATATTATAAATGAGTTTATTCAGAATAATTAATAGAAACAAATTCCATTTTAAACGTTAACAAAGGAGTATCTATGGCAAAACAGAAAGAAACAAAAAAAACCACCGTCACAGAAACAAAGGACGATATTCTTGATTCTGTATTCGAGAAAATGTCTCAGAATTACAATATACCTTCGAATCAGATTGCAACTGTCTTGAGGAATACCGCATTTAAAACTGATGAAAAAGAAGCGGAAGCGAATTCATCGGAAATGATATCCCTGTTATCAGTCGCGGAAAAATACAAACTCAATCCATTTACAAGGGAGATATTTGCCTTTCGGAATAAAAAAGGCGTATTAATGCCTATCGTTAGTGTCGATGGATGGATTAAGATAATGAATACGCATCCTCAGTTTGATGGGTTTGAGTTCCGTTATTCTGAAGAAACGATTAAAGTCGGTAAATCTAAGTTAGGATTTGAATGGATAGAAATAATTATCTATGTCAAGGATCGAAAATATCCTGCTGTCGTTCGTGAATATCTTGACGAGTGTTATGTCGAACGTAAATACTCAAGCCCGTGGGATTCGCACACAAGACGTATGCACAGACATAAAACGCTTATACAGGGCGTCCGCGTAGCTTTCGGAGTAAACGAGGCGGTCGACCTTGACGAAGCCGAACGCATAGACGACGCGCTCGAATTGGAGATTAACAGGGAGAAAGAAATCGACGCGCCGGATACTGTAAGTCAGATCAATACCGACAACGAGACAGTGCCGGAGGCTCCGAAAGAGAAGTTACAGCTGGGGGAGATACCACCTAACGATGTGTTAGATGGATTGCACGATGAGTCGTCAGCGATGTCCCCTGAAGATACCGAGACGCAGGATGCTGAAATTGACAAAAACGAAGCTGACCTATCCCCACCCTCCGACGTAATCGAAAATACCCAGGAAGATATATTCAGCAATAAAGAACAGGAATTAGAACCGGAAGAAATGGAAGAAATTCCAGACTTATTTTAATCTTAACAGGGAGTTATTATGATTGACGAACTATTCAGAGCAGGAATGAACTATCACCGAAAGCGCGACAACTATATGCGCATGCCGGATAATCAAAAGAGTATATTAAAACCTGACCTTGACATCGCAAAATTGAAATTGAAAACGGTTATTGATAAGATTGTTGACGAGAGGATTGAAGCTAAAAGCGCCGCTGGTATAATGGAACAAAACATTGAAAATAAAAGGATGTCAAAATTGTCTAAAGTAATGAATCACGATGATAAGGTAGAGCCCATTAAAGATGTTGACATTCCGATAACAGAATTGGCAGCCTCGGACGACGACTCCGAACCATCTGCCGACATATTCGATTAATCAGTGTAGACAATCAACATATTATTAACACTCTCAAGGGGGAAGAATGGAAGACATAAGGGCAATATTTAAATGTAGAGTCTGTGGAAGGTTTGTTACAGTAGATTCACAGAAAGAACGCGGTGATAACCCGGCCACGATAGATAACCTCCTCGATCACGGTGTTCAGACTGATCATTTCAGATTACATAAATGTGATAATGGATACCTTGCATCAATCGATCCGTCTATTAGCATTACGCCCGGCTCTGAAGTATATGGAGTCGCGGAATTAATTCAGATTGTTAAGGTTTAACAAAGGGGAATATGTGATTAAAATAGACGATATTGTTGTCAAAGAAAATCCCGTTCCTGAAAAAAGAGCTATTAAAATATACGCATATTTTACAGCTCGGATAGACGAGATAATATCAGTCGAGGAAATTAAACAAAGTAGATTTGACATCCTTGCTCATAGAAAACGACAATTGCAAGAACAATTATATTTATATCTCACTACTTAAAAAGAAGTCTCATGAATAAAAAAATAGTTAAGTTGATAAGAACAATCAGTGAATCTACAGGGATACCTGAAAAGGAATTGAAACGCAGATATACTAAAACTCCCTGGAATTTAAAACATAAATTTGGAGAGAAATATTTAAAACAAGGAGTAAATTTATGAATTTCAAAATAAGAAACTACCGTAAAATTTCAGCCGCTGACATTGAGTTGTCAAAGCTAACTTTAATCTGTGGCAAGAATGCAGTGGGGAAAACGTCATTGATTGACGCGATACGATCTGTCGCGTCAGCACAGTTTAACCCATTCAAGGAAATAACAAAGAAGGAAATATCAATGCTTGTCAGGTCAGGAAGTCCTTCGGCTTATGCGGAAATTAACGAAGGGGATAATAAGTCCCGTATTGACTGGCCGAAATGTGACTACATAACCAGAGGTGAAGCGGTAACCGTTTCCGATGTCGCAAGCGGAATACAATCCCTTGTTGATATGAACTTACCAGAGCGTACCAATTACATTGTCAATTTAATGAAAGCGTCACCGACTGCCGATGATCTCAAAGATGAATTAATGGAATCGCAGATTTTCAATCCAGGCGTTGATATATTAAACACTGATTTCTTCAAACGTCTCTGGGAAGGAATAGACCTTAACGGATGGGACGCGATGCACACACAGGCAAAAGGGAGAGGGGCAAAGTATAAAGCTAAGTGGGAGATTGTTTCCGATGTAAAGGATTATGGTAAAAGGAAAGCAGATGCCTACCTCCCTGCTAAATGGGAACCTGACCTCGAAAAAACATCCGAGAAAGATTTAATTGCAGAAGTCAATAAACACAAAGAATGGACTGAGGCTGCAATTAAAGATACTGCTGTTTCTGACTTTGAAGTCGAGCGCCTTGAATCAATCTCCTGTAATATCAATGGTATCAAAAAGAAATTGGACTCTCTAAAAAAACAGCAGGATATCTGTGAAGATGAAATGAACATCAAGAAAACACGCATCCGTGATTTAACAAGCGCGAAAGAGGTGCGCGGGTTAATATGTCCTTCATGCCAGGAAACGCTCACACTCTCCGGCGGTGAGCTGAAAAAGATTCCAAAATCTGACCATGTAACAGCCGGAAAAAATAAAGCTGAAATTGCACAGCATGAGAAAGATATTAAATCTTTACAGGTGCAAAACAATGAATTGCTATCGGCCTGGGGAGCGGAAAAGTCGTCGTTGAAAGTTGCAAGGGACGCGGCGCTGAAATTAAAGAATGTCAAACTCAAGCAGGACGGTGACAAAGGCGCGAACGTTGAGGATGTCAAGAATAAACTTGCCTATGCAGAAGATAGGCTCGCAGCATTTCGACAGTATAAAGAAGCGCACAAGATATCGGGTGATATAAAGCTGAGTAAAAAGCTGTGCGATATCCTTGCGCCTGCTGGATTGCGAAATAAAAAGTTGACAACTGCACTGGCAAAGATAAATAACTCTATGAAATTATTAACCGATCCCGTCGGGTGGGGAATGATCGAAGTCACCCCGGATTGTAACATAACAGTTTCCGGGACTCCATACGGTCGCCTGATTGCGAAATCGGAAAGATACCGGGCAAGGGTATTGCTTCAGTTAATGGTAGCTATGGCAGAGAACTCTAGATTCGTTATCATTGATGATACTGACGAATTGACAAAGAGCATACGAAATGATTTGTTAAAAGTAATATTGAGATCGGATACTCAATCAATCGTTGTGACCGCTCTTGATAATCGAGAGGATATGCCTGATCTCTCAAAAATAAACGGTAAGGCATACTGGATTGATGAAGGGAAGGTGGTATGAAACATAAAAAAGATCCACCTGTAGATATTGGGAAAAGACCACAACCAACACCTCCACCTCCCGATACAATTACGCTTAAAAAAATAGGAATACAAACTCACTGGGATTTGGATAATTTCATTGAGGAAACCGAGATATTATTAGAGGTCTGCAAGCGCCTCCGAGATAAAAGACACCACAATCGGAGGTGCTGTCAGAATTGTGAGTCCTTGGAAGAGACTCAACCTATGTTATGTTGTAATGAGTGTGGCGATAGAACAAGACTAGACATTCCTCATGGTTTCATTGGTGGTTCGCAATGTGTCAATGGAGACGGAAAATATCAAGAAATCCCAGGTTCTATTCAGCGACATTGTATCAATTCCCGTATGAAAAAACTAATGGAAAATCCAATGGAGTTCGACATTGAGGGGGATATCCGTAAATTCGTGTGTCCGTTTTTCGCTTTCGGGGAGGATGTTACGAATATCGTAAATAAAACTGAGCAGCAAAACCGGCGAAAATGATATCAAAAACGGCAATTATTTTCCGCCGGCGGACGGATTTGGACGGCCATGGCTTCCGCCGGCGAGCATATGTCCTGAATTAATCGTAAATTAACTATCTAAAATTGATTATAATCGCAAAAAAGGAGAATAATGGAAAATAAATATCTAACCGAGAAACAGCTCTCGGACCGGTGGGGAGGATCTCCGACGCCTGGGACACTCCGAAATTGGAGGCATCAGGGTAAAGGCCCGCGATACGTGAAAATCGGGCAAAAACCTAAATATCTGCTGTCTGATGTGTTGAAATATGAACGGAAGCTGAAAAGGCGATAGTCAGATACGAGAGCATATTAAAAATCCATCCAATTAAAAAAGGCGACCCAATGGTCGCCTTTTCCTTCCCTCTCTCAGATCGGCTGTATTTACCTCTTATAGCATATCGTTTGTCGGTATATCCCTTTCGCGGCTGTAGCAAATCCACCTGATTGAAGTTCAGCGGTTTCAATTGTAATCGCTGCTATAATATCGGTGGACGTTGCATTAGGTATCAACAACATGCCATGCCTGAAATCATTTGCAGCACCTGGTTCTTTCATCACCACACCACCTACATATTGGGGCGTATCAGGTATTATCTCGGCAGGCCAGTTGCCTGAATTTGGCTCAAATTGTAATGCAACATTGGAGCCATGTGCACCTAACATCTCAGGTATTCGAATGGTAACTATATCGTCAAATACATTATATAGCCATGAGGCATTCACAGGAGTCGTAAAATATGTATTGATAACATCGACGCTAATTGCAGCCCAGGCGGTACGTGACCCCAAATTAGCAACCGGCAATAACCCCGTAACATGAGACGCAAGGTTAACTTTAGGGCAATGCCCGTCGTCGTCAGCACCATCGTGATCGTGCCCGGTACCTGCGCTGTTCCCAAATTGGGCAATTGCAAAAGTCGGGTCTATATGCTGCGTCTCTGTTTGCCATTGTTTTTTAGCCATTGTAATCCTCTTTGTTATGGTACATAAGTATATTGAAATTCAGTCCATGCCGGTTTTAATCGTTCATACATTATTTCAAGTTCTGGCGCGCTTGCAACGCCGGTGACTGTAACTGTTATCATATAGTGACTTTCATCGAAAGGGCCGGATGTAACTAATCCGGGAATAATAGTTGCAGGTCCCTGCGGGCTTGTATAGATTGAGTATGTCGCGACTATAAATCCTATACTTCCACTTCCCTCAGCGATTGACACAGTGTACTCACCATCTCCGAGCGCGTTGCCAAGTCCCTCGAAATAAGCTTTCGATAATCCACCCCGCGCTCTCATCGCTGCGACTATTCTATTCTGTCGGATAGTTACCGAGTCGGCAGGATCGACAACTAAATCATAGGTGGTTTCATAATACGGCAGTAATAAATTCGCTGTATCGGAAAACAATTCATTTAATAATACCCCGCCGTTATCCTCACATATATCAAGATAGTGACCGGATACCTCATAGTTACCGATAAATATGCCATCCTCTTTTAATTTTTCAAGGGGATCAAGCTTACGCATTGCGATTTCATGACGCGGGGGCTGACTGCCCGGTCCTTCGTCTTTGTAAATCGATTGCCCGTAAGCAAAATTACTACCATAAATGGCCATTATTTACGCGCCTTAAATTTGTTTAATTTGGTATCCCATTCAATTTCTTCATCCGGATCAAAAGGCGAATCTATTTGTGCCAACATTGAATTACAATTATCAATAGTATCATATCCTATTCGACCATTGAACTTAGCGTATCCTTCCTTGGCATATTTCAGATCATCCTTTGTGAACTCGGCATGCTTTTCTTTGTCAATGTTTGAAACCTGTGAAACACACTCTCGGCAATCTTGCCCTTTACCAATGTCGGTCTGAATGCTGGTTGCAATTTTAAACATCGTTGTTAATAATTCAATTTCCGCCCGCCTCACGGTGCATTTTTCTTCACCGATTGCAGGATCAAAAATCTCCGTTACCTTTTCCTTCGACTTCGAAAAGTAAATCTTAAATTGTTTTGCCATAACTCCTTCTCAGTTAAATTGTTAAATATTATTTTAACCTACATGTTGTGCATGACTACAATCATGCCAATGATTACCTCCCATATTAACAAACATCCATCCACCAAATTCTGAATTTAAAGTTTCATCAGCTCCTTTATGTAAATAAAAATCTTGATTACCTGTACCTTCTGCATGTTCTATTGTAGTATCATTAGTCGAATCATGTATTACTACAGCAAGTAATTGACCAGCAACACCTCCAACAGTACCTCCTAAAATAACATTATTAGCATTCGTATCAATAATTATTGTATTGACACCTGAGACATCAAGATTGTCAGTTGGTCCGGCTGCTGTCAAGGTCAATGTTGCTGAAGCAATTGCACCATCGACATCTAATTTACAGGTGGCTACTTTACCTATTCCCATAGAACCTGCGAAATAACTACCGCCAAGTCCATCAATTTCAACAACCAAACTATCATAATCACCGCTTTCATCTGGATCATTATAACATTGTAAAAAATTCCAAGTATTAGCTCCAGTCAATATATTTCTTAGTTTTAATTGTGTAACCCCAGACCATGTAGTTGATAATTGACCAATTAATACAATTTCATCAACACTCGCACTCTGCCCTTCTACAAATAATACATTTCCAGCATTAGCTTTTGTTATATTCAAAGCATTAACAGCGGTAGCGGAATAAATAGATACCATCGGATCGCCTGGCGTTATTCCTATTCCAATTTTCCCACCCGAAGCTATTGCAAATTCCGTTGTCCCCCCAATTCCAGCACCCATATATATTTTAAATTTGTCACTATCTCCGCTATCGGTACCGATAGAACACTTGATACCATCGGTAACATCTGACCTGAATTGTACTTGAGGATCATAGAGGTCTGCATGTGCGGCGGTTATTGACAAGATAGGATCAGCTATGCTTGAGTGAATTTCTAATTGAGAGACGGGTACTGCCGCGCCTGCACCCATACCAACAAACCCATCACTTCCCTGAACGATAAGGGCATTAGCTATACCATTGGCATGAACAACAAAATCGTGATCCCCTCCATTAAAATTTACATGAGTACCTATACCGGAAGCAACCAGAAAACTGTTTGCAGTTGCATTTGTCCAAAGAACTTCATCCCCTGCCGTGCCAGATGGAGCTGCTTGTAAATAACATGAACTAGCAGACATGTACATCCTATTTGCTAACGCTGTACTATAATAATTATACCTACTATCAGCTTCACTGTTATATGCATTATTTAATAGATACATATCCCCATTATAAGAATGAATGGCTGCATTTTGAGTACTTGAACCTTTTGAAAATTCAATCACACAATAATCTATTCCTCCGGCGCCCAGCTTCCAATCTGTATGGGGAATTGTTTTAATTCCTATTTTCCCATCCGTATCAATAACAAACCCAGGAGTACTGACAATCCCGCTACCATGATAGATATTTAAATTATCAGTCGTTCCAACGACTCCAATGCTAAACTTTGCCGTAGGAGTCGCATCAGTCCGAAATTGAATCTGCGGGCTAAGATCAGTATCAAGCTTTCCGGTAATAGTTAAAACAGGATCAGCGCTATCGGACAATATCTCTAACATCGAAGCGGGTGTGAATGAGGTAATGCCTACACCCACATCGCCGCCATCGACTACCTCTACAGCAAGCTCTTTAGAGGTGGGAGCGTACAACTTAAAATGCCGATGTCCCGCCGTGTAAATGGTTTCCTCAACGCAATCTTCGACGACAGTATTGATTATATCCTGCCATGCCTGGTATTCAACAGACCCCCACGGGAGTGCATCTCCTGGTTGATTTAATGTAAATCCTTTATATCCGGTTGCCATAATAACTCCTTACGCTGGTATAGCAATATTATTATTTATTTTCATTATCATTTCAATTCCGGCCTGTGCATTCACTGCGTCATCACCCGCATTGACTTTTATTACTATTCCGTAAAATTGGCCGTCACCTATACCGGTAATAGCTGACGGATCAAAAGAATATTTTACAGCCATTCGACCGCTTGACAATTTCTTAGATGTTAAATATAATCTGGCGGCTGAATAAAGATCGTCGCCAGTCCCTTGCCAGTTGTCACTAGTTGAACTCGGAGGTGTCATTATATATAAAATAGCTGTCAAGGTTGTCACCTCTTCAAGATCGTCAACGTTCAAAGTTATTTCACCGTGAGCTGTAGAGTCCTGATTTAATTCAATGACGGGTAAAATATTTTGCGGGTAATCGAAATCAAATATAACTTTTTTTGACATTGTTCGTAATCCTTTTCCGATAATGATTATAAAACCACTCGTTATAAATATCGTGTGACTTTTGGCGTTTATTAAAATATGTTTCAATGTGTGGTAAATGTTTACTTCAGGAACTACTATAATTGAATGAGTACCGGGAGTAATATTTACAGACTGTTTGACCTGTGTTATAAATTGATCTAATGCGAGTCTGTGTGTGCCGGGCGTTGCTATAATAGAATCTTTGATATGCTCAATAGTAATACCAACTAATGCAGAATGCGTCCCAGGCGTTGCGGTAACGCTCTGTTTTGTCTGGTCAATTACTTCGTCAAGAGCTACAACATGGGAGCCGGGCGTTACTGTGATACTTTTTTTAATCTGATTCATTAAAATATCTATCGCTATCGAATGCGATTTGGTTGTCGCTTTAATGGATTTCTTTATCTGACTAATTGCTATGTCAAGCAAAGGTGTATGTGTCCCCGGAGTTATTGTAATAGATTTCTTTGTGTGAGGAATGGCGACTCCTAATAATATTGTATGCGATTTGGGAGTCACCGTTACGGATTTCTTGCTATGGGAAAAAGCGACGTCGATTAATGGGGAATGGGTGCCGGGGGTAGTAACGATAGATGTCTTGCTTTGCGATATCGCTTCGTCAAGTAGTGCTGTATGCGTTCCCGGCGTTGCTTCGATGGATGTTTTTGTGTGATTGATTTCGACGTCCTCGACTCCGACGGGTTCATCAACCCCGACACTCCATACCGAAGTAAAAGAATCACCGTCAATATCAGTGGAATAAATACCGCTTGACGGATTGTCAACACCCGCATTTTCACAATTACCGCCCGGTACTAATGTAAAATCTCCCGCTGCCGCGTTTGTAAATTCATTAGCCCAATTACCCCCACTAGGAGATATTATATTAGTTCCTGTATCTCCATCATCATCAGCGTTATGATCAATTGTTACAACCGCACCGCCATCTATTTCCCAATCATCACCATTTCCAAAGACGGCACAGTTTTTTACATTGCCCGTTGTTCCATTGTCGTATTGTATGGCATCCGCACCAGCCCCATAGAAAATGCTATTATAAATATCTACATTACCGTTATCAACTCTTATACCGTCAAGCCCACAATTTTCAATGATAGAACAATATATTGTCAATTGCAATTCGGCATCGTCAACGCGAAAAGCGTTATAGGCACTTGCAGGAGATGTAATCCTACAATTACCAAATCTAATATCTGAAGTGCCTATCAATCCAATTGAAATGGCATTTTTAGAACTAGAAGAATAAATTTCTTTTATTTGTAACCCTATTATTCTTACATAATCCTCATATATTTTCAAACTTTCTGAATCTGTTTCTTCCAGTCTATATCTATCAGTATCCCAACTTGTTTTAACAGCCTTATCGGTGCTGGCGGCTTCAATTTGTATATAATCAGTGGCGCTGGTAGTCCAGCCAATCATAGTAACCCCTGTTGTATCAGCAGTTCCGCTTGAAGCTCTAAAATAAGCATGGTGCCAGTTGTTGGCTGTATCAAGATCGGTTTCCTCAGCGGCTTCCCATGCTGCCATTGACGAATAGGCATTGGTCCAGTCTGCACCTGTACCACCGCCGCCCACCACATCCGTATCTGTATATGTAATATCTTCAGCCATTATTCTACTTTGTCGATAATAGTAACATCGGTTAAAATTTTAACTTTTATGATATCCCCGGCTGTAAAATTTCCATCTAATTTGTAACGGGATTTATACATTATTCTTTTTTCATCATAATAGTATGGAGTTTGCTTTTTTTTCAAATCAGAATAACCCGCATCTTCAATTATTAATAAAGCAAATACATCTTTGCGCCAACCTGCGCCAGTTGGGTTTTCCTCTGTCGCAAAGCCTCTATTTTTGCGAACCTCTACGAAATCTCCTTTTACAAATTTGGCGTTATATTTATCCTCTAAATTTGATAAATATTTAGCTTTTTCAATCACTCCCAAAAAGGGGTTGTTTAAAATTTTTTCGCGGTTATACTCATACCCCGTCGATTGATTACTAATGGCAATAGTCTCTTCATCAAACCAGTGTGATTGCCTTGCGTATATCAATGCTTCTGCCATTATGTCAAACCTTAAATTTAATGAGCGGATTTCTCCATCACTGTTATTGATTAAGCCTGAGCCATATCAAAGACACCAGTCGCATCCCAGATTATTTTAAAGTCAGCACCGTCCGCCGCCTGCTTGTTTGCTCCCATATCCCCAATGTAAACGAGTGGGTCGTTCGTTGCGGTATCATCCCATATTGTATAATAATATGCCGCTGTCCCTGGTAGATTCCCGCCGCCTGCCGTCCAGGTGATATCAACAGCGTCAATATAGGCAAGATCGTTACCGTCGTCATCAGTCGCAGTAAACGCGACTTCTTTTGTTTTCTGTGTGTACCCATTCCCAGTACCGCACATTGAGTCATACGGATCTGATCCGGTCTCAAATGTATCATCGTCAGCGTTCGGAGTGTACGTATCATCTATCAAGTCGATATAACACGTATCATCCTCCAAGTCAACTTCGCCTTTCATCATGAGAAAAAATAAATTGTGAGGAATTATATCAGCCATTAGTTACCGCCTTTTGTTGTATGATTACCAGCTTTAGGGCCGATTGTCAGCGTCTTTACATGCTGAATGATTACATCGCCTTTACCCTCTTTGATTGCCTTTTTTCTCTTTGCCTGCAATTCTTTAAGCAATTTTATTTTTTCGTCAGGCATACCGAGCGCCTTTGCGGTTTCCGGCGTCAACGTTCTCAACGCTTCATTCTCCTGTAAAATACCATTAATCAATATGGTTATTTTATGGAGATAGATTTTAGAATCCCGTCGCACTCCCTGTGCAATCTCCCTTTCTTTTCTGAGTTCGTCATAACTCATTTTCTGGAGCTTGTCATCTGATATGACAGTCATATTAATTACGCTCAAACCGTCCTCCTTTTGTTATAATTCAGTTATCGTTATTAATCCAGGTCGTATATGTTCGTCATCGTCAACGGTTGTCGCCTCTGAAGCAGGCACCGTCACCGCCGCCGCAAATGCCCCGTATGTCAATGCAGTGCATGCCAATGATGATTTATATAATGTCTCTCCGGGAGACATCGCGTTCATTAATGCCTCAATCGCATCCTCAATTGCATCGGTATCAACGTTTCCACCCTCCGGCGCTGTGACTGTTATGGTTACTGCCTGAGTAACCGGGTCGGATGAATGCACAGAAATTGACAGCATGCCAAGGGGCCGGACTGATTCTATGTATGTCTCGGTTGCCCGTCTTAACAGTTCCTCTGGGCCGTCAACTTCATAGGCTACCGGTGAAGAGGTAAATATATCCGTATCTAATGCCAATGTGTTTAAATCGTCAACAGCCGTAACAAGTGCGGTAGTATTATCAGCCGTGTTAGTAACCGCGTCACCGACGGCAACTTCGTCGGTTACAAAGTCAGCGCCGGAATCAACCAATTTATTTGCGGTAGTGCTCGTATTCGTCCCGCTTGATATTAGATCATTTACAATCGTTTCATCATTCGGTATAGTATATATTCCGACAGTGCCAAGTACGCCGTCAGGATTGGGCGTTACCTTGACAAGCGCATTGTAATATGTCACACCTCCGTAAATCACGTATGAATTATCTTGATCCAAAGCCCAATTTTCAAAGTCCTGTTTGTTTCCCCCGGCCGGCGGTTGTCTCATGAAAGCGAGTATTTTATTTAAATATGTCGCGTCAGTATCATCACCCGTCCGTGTGATATCGTAAAGCGCTCCCCAGTGATTTAAATTAACAGTATTCGCAAGGTCGGGAAAATGCTGTTTCGCTATCCAGTCCTGATAACGATATAATCCCCAGAGCATCGAGGAAAGAACAGAGCCTTGAATGAATACCGGTGATCCGATAGAAACGTCAGGAGAGCTGGCAAGGTTACTATAATCTGTCAATACATCTGTCAATAAATCATCGAAATCTTTCTCAAATGGTAAAGTCGTCATCAGGCCCTCCAACTGTTCTAAAATATGAGACCGTTACCGGTATCCCGTTAGCTTGTATTGCTTCGACTTTATAATTTATTCGACCGGTATCTCTTAGGTCTTTTTCAACTATTACGGTAATGCTCTTTGCTTTCCCGGAATCAAGTAACCATTGTAAAGCTTTAATTATTCTCGATTTAATTAAATCGATATTGTTTACAGTTACTTTTTTGATGTCGCTAAGGTCAAGCCCGAATGATGGATTAAGAAACCAACTACGTTTTTTGATACCCAGTGTTGTATATATATTCGTCGAAATATCTTCCGGTTGATCCCATGACATTACAGGATTGCCGTTCGCGCCTTGTGTTATTGAAAAGTGCATTATTGTCCTGTCACTTTCTGCGTCTTATTTCCTGGCGTTGTTGTAAGCGCTGCCATTGCAGGATCGGTCGAGGGCCCCGCTGCCGCCCCAGATACCGGATGAGTATGAATAGCCAAAGGAGAAAGTGCCGCCGCTTTTACCAATGCGTCAAGCGCTGCTTTTCCCAGTTCAATATCTCCATTAGCTTTTAATGTGATTGTATTATTATTATTTTTAATCTCTATCTTACCGTCAACATCGATTTTTATATATTTATTAGCATCCGCATAAACCGCAACATCTCTTTCGTTCGTCAATGCAGGTCTATTCGTTGCGGGATCGGCAGTCGCAATCATAGACAGGTTGTTATCTTCATGTATTATTATTCCTATTGATCCCTCAGGAGGAATAGAAGTGAATCCTACATGCTGAAAATATGACCTATTGACTATCTGTTCATTCGGCCTGCCAAGTGCATTGACGACTTTTTGATAATCCCCGTCAGTCACATCGGTAATGATACATTTAAACATTCTCATTTATAAGTCCTGAATGAATAATTTTTCATGTGATAATCTTAATATAGTTTTTGAACCGGCATTTTGATCAAAAATAAAAGTGCGTCCATACAATACAAGATGCCGATATACATCAATGATATCATCATACACATTGACATATCGATTAATTGTCCATACGTGTCCGTTATCCGCAACGTGTCCAGGGACTTCATACGTGACGGTATAACCCGCTATCCGTTGATTTTCCCGCGTCATAATTGCGATCTTTTCAGGGTCTCCCTCATCGCTATTAATATGTTGTGCAAAATATTTTTTACCTGGCAAAGTCGAATCGGTTGCAATTGATTCTTTGTTTACATGCGAACCACTATCGAATGCTTTTCCCTCGCTTTGGCTTGTTACCGATATCGTTGAATAACGTCCGGAGATATCATCATTCTCGGTTGCGCTTAATACATTGTTTCCTTTGCCGTCTTTTCTATTAACAATATTATATACCACGGTATCGGCATATCGTTTTTTATTTAGATCACCAATGTAAAGCGTTCCATTCTCTTGATATAATATTTCGTATCCCGCCGCGTCAACGAGTTCATGGATTTTTGAAAATACTTTATCACCAATCTCTATTTTAAAATGCTTTTTATTTGCGAGCGCTGTAAATTCCGCATCGTATGACGTCACATCATTGCGGGAGCTTGCCGTATCACTTTCATTTACATCTGACAATACCGCCGCATTTCTATCGGTGATATCTGCTGCAAGATTAAATCCGGTTGTATCTGTACTTTCATCGATCGTACCCTTGACTTTAGTGTAAAAATTAGTTTGAGCTATAAGCGTTTCAATGATATCTGACTGGTCATGGTCATTGAAGTCTTTAAAATTGTTACAATAGCTTTCGACTAAAATTGAAGCCCGATCTTTCCCGGACAATTGAATACCTCTTTGATTCTTATTGACTATTTTATTCTTACGTTGAATAATACCTCGAAAATAAACTCTATTATTAACAAGAAACTGTATTCCATATCCTGTCTGTATATCAGCGTCAAGGTCGATTAATACTAATGAGAATGCGCTTGCAACAACGCCATACTGCATATCAAAGCTGTACGAACTGTATTGGTTATTGTCAGATACCATTTCACCGTTTCTTTTCGTTATTATTATTTTTACATCTTGAAACATAATTAACTCGCCGGCACCAATACTTTGACATCACCATTTGTAAAATTAGGATTCAATATATCTGGATTCAATTTCAATATTCTCTCTGCTGCGTTATAGGTTAATCCGTTATCCATTGTTACTTGGTGCATGCTCTGCAATGGATATGATTTAGTTTCTATTCTATCCCTGTCAAGCTTTATTCTGCTGATATAATCTTGCAGCTTACGTGACTGCTCCTGAAGTGGCCTGTTATCCCGGTCTAATAATATAGCTTCATTGATTAATTTTCTCACTTCATATAATGAAAACTCTAATTCTGTCAATGTCATAATGTCAGGAAGGACCACCGCTCCGATATAATTACCCATAATATCAAATGATATCGCACCTTCCTTCGTTTTGATCTGCCGAAAATTTTGGTCATCTTCGTCATATATAACGCCCGCCTCGTAAGCTACCCTTGACGCTCCCATTATATGTACATTCCTAGCATTCGCTCCCGATAGCGTTGCTTTTAAATCTCTGACACCTACAATGAGATTGTTTATAAAAGACGCGGGGGCATTCCTGCCTGTCTGGTATAGTTGTACCACCCTGTCAATAGACCTGTTTAATGATTGCATCATAAGCCCCGGAGTACTCGTACCATAATTAATTGTATTGACAATTGAATTTGCAGGCGTTGTCAGTGTGTTTAAATAAGTATTCATATCAGCTATAAACAATTGTGCGCCAGCCGTCCATTGTACCGCGCTTGTTGCGTCGGCCTGAGACTCCTCTATCTTATCGGTTACTTTGGCATTCCCGTCCGTCCAGGCTTTAGTCATATCAGCAACGATATACTTGATTTGAGATATTTCTTCAGTCGTCGTTTCTTCGATGAATTCAAATGTTATCCTTACATACTCGTCAGTATCATCATGATAGCTTGACACGCTATTAATTTTTCCAACTATCTCACCATATTTCGGATGCGTAAATGTATAGTTGTCTCTTTTGCTACGGATATATTCAAGGAAGAAAAAGTGTTCATTATAAGTTGGCATGACAATATTGCCGCTTGTACTCCATCCGGGAGTTAATGGGGGATTATCCTGAAAACTACAATCAACCGACATTCTCCGGGGACGCATGCCAAGATGATTTATCTTATTTTTATTAGTAAATGGGAATTCATATATTGCCAAAGACGCTTCAAAGTCATCACGAACTCTTTCAATGTCAAGATAATAGTTGTCTAGTTTAGGAATGTATCTATCGGGCATTAGAATCCTCCTATCCTTCCCCTGGTTCCGAATGCTGAAACCGTTTTGCTTTCCGATCCCCTGTCACTATTAATCTGTGTTTGTAATGTTGCCCCTTCTTTTAATACGTTGCCCGACTCATCGACAGTCGTTTGCGTGTTTAAGTTTAATTCTATCTTGTCAATCATTTCTTTTCCGTATCTTTCTCGCAACGCCGCTTTATTTCCTGATATTGATTGACCTACCGGGGTTAATCTGCGTCCGATCTCTGCTATGTTTTGATATCCGTGTGCCAATTCCTCCGCCGCTTTTCCGGCAAGTTTAAATGGTAGCGCCGCTATTTTTCCCCCTTTGTAAATAAACCTGATCGTATCCCCTATAACCTTGAAGGTATCTTTCAATTCCTGCAATCCCTTCGGGTCATCAATCATTCTACCGATAGAATCGGCTATATCATTAAGTATACCAACAAGAGCCTCATCTGCAAACATAGTCAATGCAGCGGCCATACGCTCAAACCCTTGCGAGGATGTTTCAGCAACGCGCTGGAATTTTCTTTCGAAGTTTTCGGTTGCATTTTCGCCTACCCTCAAAGACCTTGCAAATTCAGAGAATTCTTCATTGTTGTTCCTAAATTCAGCAGCGAGTACTTTCATTGTTTTTATTGAACGCTTCCCAAATATTTCAATTAATTTTGTAGCATCTTTAGCGGTTTTCTGTCCTGTCGCCAACATTATTTCTTTCATTATAGCATCTAATGGTCTTAACTCCCCCTTTTTCCCAAACACGTTAACATTGAATTTCTTTTTAAGTAAATCTGTTTTTTCAAACAATGCACTTAAAACTCTGACCGCCGATGTCGCAGCCTCCTCTGGAGTCCCGGTCTCTCCAGCGGTTTGAATTAAAGCACCGAAATTAATCAAATCCCGGCGAGTACCAAACCCGGCGCCTTTGAATGCTCCGAATAGCTTTTCCCCTTGTGATGCAAGATTGGCAATGTTTATCTGCGCAATATCACCTTGCGCTGCCAGGATTTCAACATATTCTGCTATTTCACTATTTTTTAAATTCCTACCAGTCCCCTTGAATGCATTACTGATAGAAGCAAAGAGAGCGCCGACGTCCTTAGCCTCCGCTTTTGTACCTCTTAAAATCTTTGCCAATACTTCAAAATTATCTACAGCTAAATCTATCTTTCCCGACTTGTCAACTATTTCCTCAAAGGTTTCCATTATTACATCTCGTTGCACACCAAACGCTAACGATGTTCCCATTATATTTTTCCGGATTTCCATTTGTCTTTTATTGGTAATGTCCATTGCGCCGGCTATCCTGGCAAGCGCAACGTCAAACTGCAATATCTCCCTGGCCTTCATCACAACCCCGATACCTCCACCGATACCAAGCAATCCAAGCCCACGCATCCCAAACCGCCCGACCCCCCGCATTATCCTTTGTCTACGCGCTGCGAATCGTTTTAATATCCTCTCCCTTGCCCTGGCTTCCCTTCTCTCTGAGCGTATCGCTTCGCGCTCACGTTGCTTGCGGTCTCTCGCAACGGCCATATTGGCACGTTTACGAATAGCCATTGTTTTACGGACTTCGGAAGCGGTTATGCGTTCTATTTTTTTGGATGACGCTTGAGCTTGTTTCTCCCGGCGCTGTGTTGACTTCTTGTTCGCTTTGTCAAACTTATCCATAAGCTTGAGCATTTTCTTATACTCACGCTTGAGATCGTCAGCGTCTCCGGTCATCGTTATTCTTACATCGTCAGCCATTGTCAACTTTCTTTTGAATGTTTACCAACACGATAAGTCTTACCGGCGGGCTTTTTATCCGAGGATTTACTGAAGTCGTCAACGGCCTTCTGCATTACATGCAAGTATAGTATCTGGCCGTCGGTTAAATCTATTGCTTCTTTGCCAAAAAAAGCGCGAGCCTTTTCAGCGTATTGATATCTGATAATTCCGAAATCGCCTCGTCTGTGTTTTTTTTTACGTCGAGTACAAGCTTGTCAAACTCTTCATCACTTATTGTTGACGGACTCGGTGAATACTTTTCATGCAATTCGTCAAGCTTGTCAGCGAAATAATTTTTTGCGTCAACCGTTAACACAGAACGGAAATCGGTAATGTTCTTATATAGTTGTTTCTTCGTCTCCGGATCTTCTATTGATTTGCATAATAACTGCGTTTCCCTTTCAGCGTTATAAGAATCTACATTTTCGATTCCGATTTTAATATCACTGAATATTTTATCAGTCGCAATGGTCGCCTGTAAATTATCATTCTCGGTACACAGACGCATCTTAACTGAACCATCCTCAATCCCAGGCCATTCAGCATCACCCCTGACCGCGGTACCTGCTTTTATTCTGTCAAGTAAACTCATTATAACTCCTCAGTTAATACGATCTGTTAAGTACAATGATCTTCGATATACAATCTCAGCGCTTCGATAAACTTTTTTCCATGCTGCATTGTCTGAGATCCCTCTACCGCTCTACATGCCTTGATTACCCTGGCTTTATTAGCGAATGCCGGGACGAGGATCTCTTGAATTTTCCCGTAATCAATAGCAGCAATCTCCTGCTTGATTCCCTTATGTGTTGTTATGAGGGTATCGTTGATTACGACAAGCTCGTTAATTCTCTCAACCAATGCACCGTTTTTGATTTCCAGGTCAAGCTTGACTTTATTGTATCCATTGCGATCTTGATTACGCTCATTAATTTCATATATCAATTTATCTTTGAACGTTTCCATATCCTTTTCGAGTTCATTAATCCTACCCTTTGCCTTTGATAGTTCAGGGTCAAGTTGTTTCCGAGTGTCTTGTTTCTTTTTCTGCATAATAATTTACTCCTCAGTTAAACTATTCATCGACTCTGGTTTCAGCGCCGAAAGTCTTCGTTGCTGTATTTTCAGTTTCACCGTCAGTGGTGTCGTCCCCAGTTTCCATTGTATGAACGCCGCCGTACGTTCTCCTTGACCCGTCGGGATATTCCACCGTCATAGTGCCGTTTTCCACATTGTCAAGGTCGATCGGTGATTTCGGTATCGGTTTCTTTACATTTACAGAGAAACCATATCGAGGAGTCATTTTTGCGAATCCGGTCTTGTTCATTAAGTTGACCTGTTTCGATTTCGTGACCGAATTATCAGTGAATGACTCAAATTCTTCAAACAGTTGCCCATCCACCTCCAGCACACACGTATTTACATATTCCATTGTAAACCCCTTTTAATTATAATAAAAGATCAATACGATTTGCGATTATATGCAATCCATTAACTACGTCAACAGGTATCTTGGCGTTAATTCGATTTGCGTCCTGTAAATCAGATTCACATATTACACCGTCTTTATTTGCTTCGACTTCTTCGACTATTTCAAGTTGTTCAAGCTGTCCCAGCACGTTAAGTATCTGTGTCTTGACTCTTGCAGGCGTCTTGGTTGATTTCTTCGCTCTGGGGAATCGTTGCGCCTGCCGTGTCTCAATGGCAAGCTTGACATAAAACAACGTCCTCGGAGTCGTGATATCCAACATGCTCACATCGGGTATACTGTTTGCATCAAGGGTATAGGTAGTTATGGCGCGAACAATTCCAACTTCCTCACCGGCCTGGACTTCAAGAGGTGTGACACCATTTTCGAGGCAAGATTCCTGCTGACTCCTGGACAATCTCTGAGCAAGCGCCGCCGGAGCGATGCCGGTTAATACGAGCGTATTCAAAGGACGGGCCGGATCTTCTTCCCCCGCGACAACAGCGGCATACGCGGCACCGATTTCATAATCAAGAGAATGACCGATCTCAGTTGTCTTCGTATATTTATGATATGCAACTGACATCCATTCACTGTTTAGAGTTGTTCCCGCGAGCGTCTCGAGTGTGGCCTGTACTCCGGTATAACCAAAATAACCCATAGCTGGACGATCTTCAACGGGTGCAATCCTTGATACGAGGTGCGCCTTTAGAAGCGCGAGATTTGTCGCATCGTTGTTCGCAGCAAATATAATATCATAATCTCCTGGGAAGATTGCCGTTAAACAATTTGCTATACTTGGATCGGTAGCGCCCGATGCTGGCTGGACTACTGAAAAATCAGTCGTTCCGACATTATTGTTTTTGAATGATATGGGAATGCTATTTCCAAGCAATCCGTCATTTCGCGCTGTCAATGTAACAACCGCCGTCGCAACCGCCGCAGTAACCGGCATATTATGTTCCTTTTCATTTATCGCAGCATCAACCGCCGACGCGATATCATTTACCGCGTCCCCGCTCGTGACCGTAACTTCAACACGCTCGTTCCCTATCCAGATTTCAAAGCTTCCTGTTGAACTTGCAATACCTGATACGGTAATAGTTCCTTCTGCTGGCGTGCCAGATGCGTCAACCATCAATATAAGCCATAGCTTGACACGTGGGTTCGCCTTTAATGCAGCGCGACAACATAGATGCCCGTGTGATCCCAGACCAGCATACAACACCGCGTCTTCTTCAGAAAATATCCGGTAAGGCGTTTCCACTGTCGCTGAACCACTCGCAGTCATTTGCGCGATAATAACCATCTTTTGAGCGTTGGATGGTAAAGACCGGACAGCAAGCGACGTATTGAATTCTGTATAACGCCCCGGCTTCCGAATTCCTGACCCAATATTATCAAATGTAATATTTTCACTCGCCATTGTAAACTCCTAGATTTATGGTTTTAAATTATCTTTCGTTGCTTTTTTGTTGGCCACTGATACGGCCAGTACAAGCGTTCCCTCATTCAATTTAACCGTGACATTGTGGTCAAGGTTGACAGGTCGATACGTTTCAGAATCCTGCATTTTTCCCTGAACTTTAAACCTTAAATCTTTGCTTGCTGTTTTTACCATTACTTTCATTGTAAACTCCTTTTATGAAACGATTGCCCTGTCTGTTACCCGCCGCCAGTCTGTACCGTCAGAGAATGCGGGTACCGCTCCGCCGGTTTCGTCAGTGACCGCTACCATTCCGCTTATGTTACTCGTTGCATTTGGTAGCGTCGCAACTGTATAGCGTTTTAACCTTGGAAAATATATTAACGATGTCCATGCCGTCGAACCGTCACCGATTTTCATGCAGCCTGTGTCCGATTCTATGCCCCCCTCACCTTTAAGTAAAGTAGGATTAGCGGCCGTCCACTGTGCCGATGTACCTATTTTTAATTGTATCGGTTGCCATTTAGATGCCATTATGATGAACTCCCCGGGAATCCGCCATATATCGGATTGCCTCCCAATTTAGAACCTGGATGCCCACCATATATACCAGGCAATACACTGTTTGTTGAAAATGGATCTCCGCCATAAATACCGAGTATGGTGACAAGCCCCTCTATATCCTGCACCCCGTCGTCAACCGGGTCCTGCAGAAAATAATGATTTACTATCGTTTCCAATTCTCCGAGGTCTTTCTCTGTATCCTTGTGTATGTTAAACGAGCATGAAAGGTCTAATTGATAGATGAGATATTTTGCAGCGCCATATTTTGCGTCAGTTACATTATTGAATGACATCGGTTTCAAAGAATCTTGAAGAGGTAAACCTAACTTTTCAAGCAATAGTACTTTCGCTATTGCAGATACCAACCGGTAAGACATAAACCGCCGCGACTCTTCACTTCCCAGGTGTTGTATCATGATAAATAAACTTACAATAACACTCTGTTTGTAAGTTGTCAATGTTACCTTTTGAAAAGCACCTGCATTTATAGATATATTAACGACAGGACGTTCAAGCGCACCGGTATTACGGTCAACGAGTTCATTAAAGTCAATTTGATCAACCTTTAAGCCCGCTGACTTTAGCTTGTTAAGAATCCCGTTAGAGACTCTTTCTCCCATTTCTTCGACTAATATGTCGCCCATAATGTACTATCGTATATCCTGTCTGTTGATTCCTTGTTTGTTTTAATTATTGTCGGCTCGTCTGCCGTAGGGAAAGGTGTTATTTTTCCGGATTGTATATCTTTCAAAGTAATCATGCAATCTTTATGATCCCTTGCAATTGCCTCCGGTAAAGTCGTTTGCAACTTACGGCGGAATAAATAATAAACAGATAACCGCGTTGCCAGATCAACTATCATTGCAGGTAAATCGACATCCTCAATATCATCGGGGTATCGGCCTTTCATGCTTGCGTCAATAGTTTTCCGTGACTGTGCAATAACGTCATCAGCAATCTCCTGAACAATCGAACCCGTACCATAATCATCGGTCAACTGCTCAATCTGCTTTGCAGGCATGTATTTTTTAATGTTTGCTAGTGTCGTATATGCCATTCATCAACCTTATTTAAAAAAAGCCAGGCCGTGTGAGACCTGGCCTTTCACTGTTAGGAAGTAATATGAACAAGCCGCCGTTAGGTAAGAGCGGTATCTTTCCACAGATAGCCAAGGTCAGCGCCGACTGCTGCGATGTCGACGTCTTCCTCGGTATCATACATATCTGAATGACGAGCGTTTTCCCGCCATGTCGTTGACAATCGAGATTGCCCGTTAATCTTTTTAAGCCGATATTGATATCCGGCTGACGGAATTTTGAGTCCAGCGCGAGGTGGTTTGTAATACAAAAAGCCCATGCCTTTAGTTGGAGCTGATGCATTTGCCCATATCCACTGGCTCGTAAAAGTATCTGCGATTACCTCTTCGTCAGTATTTTTTACAGCCGCGCCTATGATAATATTTTCAATATTAATCAAAGACTTCAACGCACTAAGCGTGACAAGTGCGTCAGCGCTTAATTCGCGCGGGTTCATGAGTGCAAGCAATGCGGGCGCTACCTGTAAGGCGCTCCATGCAGGCCAGTCCAGAAATAAACTGTTTACCAATACGCCGGTATTGGCAAGAATGGTATCTCTCCCGGTTCTGATATCGGCAAGAAACGTATCACTCGAAGCAGTACCATGTCCCCACCCACCTTCAGCGTCTACTCCACCGGCAGATTGAGCGCTCCACGATGCAGCTTGTATAACGGCAGCTGTTCTTATTTCGCGCTTAAGATCGAGCTTGTCAGATATCAACTCTATTGTGTCAATGTCCGGTTGAATCGGTAATGATCCCGGTTCTCTTGCCATCTGCCTTTCTTCATCTGTGACCATTGCAGCAGCGGCATAGTTAATCGGATTAAGATTTGTGGTCGTTATCCGAACCTCGATAATCGGTGCAACTCCTCCGGGCGCTCTTACCTGTGCCTCATCCCGATACCATGCCCCCTTGACATCCTTTGCAACTTTCGCCTGCTTATGGACTCCATCAATAATAGGGAACACCTCGTCAGCAACATAGCCAAGGTTTCGATAGGCAATACTTACGTTCTGTAAAGCGCCTCGCACAATTAAACTTGCTGGATTCGCTATTGTCATGTTTTATTCTCCTCGTTTAAATTTATGTTTCAGTTAATTGTTTACGAAGCTGCCGAAAGTCCGGTAGCTGCTGCATCTGCGTTCAATGCGTCGATAGCTGCTTTGTTATTGTCAACCGCTCCGTCAAGTTCTCCGACATCGGCTATGAGAGCGAGAACCGATACACGAAGCGCGGCGACATCAACGACAAGCGCGTCAATGTTTGTATGGATTTTATCAGCGTCAGCCTCGGCAGTTGCTCCCCACCCGGTATTTTGAACAGAATTAGTATCACCGATAACGACTCCGGTTGGCGCTCCAGGATCGGCACCGGTCATTGCTGCCTGTGCCGTCGGATCTGCATTATGCGTCGGCTGAACAACCGGCGTCGCATCCCATAAACCGATTTTTTGACTGGGATCAGTTCCGAATTTTGTGCCTGACGTAGTATGACAAACGATATTGACAGCATCAGGGAATGTCATTAACGCAGACGCAAGTGTCACGACTCCGGTAACCGTCAACGACTGCAATGTCTCTGCCCCCTGTAAATCATCAGCAGTTCTGAAGAGTTCAATTTCAGCGAGGTCATCCTCTGCACCGGTTGCCTTTGTTACGAAACCGCAGGCGTACTGACTGGCTACGGCAATCTGTGCCTTACCGTCAGTAGCAGGACCAACATAATCACCGACCGCAAGCGCTTCCTTCGAAACAACCTTCGTCATATTGTTAACCTTGACATTTGCTTCCTGCCCGGTATTAGGAGCATTCTGCAATACTCCGAGTATTTTATCGGTAATATTGTCAGCAAGGTCAAGAGCGTTGTCACTTTCAATTGTTACAAAAAGATATTGCGAGCCAGTCAAATCCTCCCCCGCAGGTTTCGATCTGTAATCACCATCCTGAATTGAAGCCATGTTTTTTACTCCTGTTTATTATGTGAATAAATAATTACTGTTCAATTGTTTGGTTCGCAGCATCGTAAAGCGATGGGTCTTCCTGACACGCCTGGCTAACAGCCTGCGAGTATGTAATCGGTGTTCCGGCCTTATTCATTTCAGACAACAATTTTTTTGCTGCGACGTCAACCGGATCAACTGTACCCTGGTTATTCTGACCGTCTCCCCGCTTGTGTTTGTCGGCAACGTGTTTGTCACCAACAATGAGTGACTTCGGGAGTTCTGACAACATCGTTTTGTATGTGTCAACTTTCGGAGTCTCTGTCTTGCCGTCCTTGTGGCCTTCTTTATCCTTTTGATACTTCTCTTCCATCGTATCCACATGGGTATCAACGTCGGCAGGTCTTATTTTGCCTTCGCCTACGAGTTTGTCACAGAACGACTTAAAATCAACCTTGCGACCTTCGACTGCTGACGTTTCCGCAGATGCAAGTTGGTTCTGAACGGTGGTCGTAAGAGTATTATTTGTATCAGTCAACTTCTCAACGCTTCCCTGCAACTTTTCGTTTTTCGCCTTGAGATCCTTGACTTCTTGTTCCAGCTCTTTATCTGCCATTGTGTCACTCTCCTTTTTAGAGTTTAACATTTTCTTGATAACATCAATTAATTTGCTTATTTCAGTTTTGCCGTTTGTCGGCTCTGTATATTCCTCTATGTTATCATTGCGTTCAATGTCATAGAGATTCATCACGGTTTCTGGTATCTCTCCATATTCGTAATTGTTAAAGTCGAAACAATCAAGCACGTCCCCTTCCTCAGTTACCAGGTCGGCAAGCCCTAACTCGTGCGCTTCATTTGCAGATAGCCAGGTGGTTTCTGCGAGCATGCCTTCAATTTCTTTGTTGGTTTTCCCTAAACGTGTCTTATATGCTAATATAATACTTTTTTCCATTTTATCAAGCGCTTCGGCTTGCTTTCTCAATTTAATCGAATCAGCACCAAAGATACCGTCAATGAAGGGCTTGTGCATCATCATCATTGACGTTTCAGGCATTTCAATAATGTCTCCGGCCATAGCGATAACTGACGCTATCGAAGCGGCTACCCCGGAGACTTTGACTCTCACCTCCGACCTGTGAGATTTCAATGCGTTGTATATTGAAAAACCATCAAAGACCGATCCCCCTGGACTGTTTATATCAATAGAGATTACAGATACATCTTTGTTGTCTAATAGCAATTTATGAAATTCCTTCGATTGCATTCCCCAGAAACCTATCTCGTCATGAAGTATTATATCCAGTTGCTTTTTAGTCTTGTCAAGATAGTGCGTATAGCATGGGACTGGATTCTCTTCCGATCTCTTTGAGGGGGTAGCTAATTCGAGTTCGCTGTGTTTTACTTTATGCCTGTTTAACCAGCTTGCAGTTGAAACAGGTGTCCATTCTTTTTCCTGGAATCGGAGAGCTTGCGGAATGAGAGTCTCTTTATTATCTTTCGATTGAACAAACCATATTACGGATATATTCTCCGGGATTATGACACCTTGTACTTTGCGGTTTCCTGAGCCTTTGGTCCGGTTAACGCGGGTATGTTCCGTAGTGACACTGATTAGATTCGCGGAATGTTCTCCGAGGTATGGCATTTGTTAAGCCCCTAAATAATGATAGCTCCCCTGTTTTCACAAGGGAGCTTTCCACGTGGTACATGCTTTAATTGCAGGCCATTTATAAACCTTCGCTTCTTGGTTTTAAATTCCGATTAATAACCTAAATATAATACAAAACTCATAAAATAATTCTATTTTTTTCATGCCCTTGACTTTCGCAAGTGCTTTTTGAACATCGCATTTATAGTTATGATATCTTTATTCTTAGCAAATAAATATTTTCTCTGTGTGATATTTCTTGCGGGATAGCCAAAATTATGCACTGCCTGGTATGGGACTCGCGTTCCGATCGCTACCCCGTTCGGTACAGGTTCAACATAAATTGAGTTCATGAGGGTGTCTGATTTTCGCAGTATCGGCCACAGTTGATCTACTTTTCTCGGTTTCCATTTTCCACCGTAAGACGGTGAGCCTCCAATGATAAAATTTTCCTGAACCGATTCCTTTACCACTCCACCGGCTTGACGCCAGGGCAACGTATTAATAGCTCTCATCAATATACGCAAGCGATGCCGTGCCGCTGCCTGGTTAACTTTCGTCCGTATTATCACTAACACCTCGCATCAAGTGAAGGTTCAACATCCTGGGGAGAACCGCGTTGAGTTAATTCTACAAGGACCACATACCCACATTCTGGATTCATACAACGTATTGCCCTGTCAGTTATATTAACATTCTCACTGTGACATTTCGGACATTCAATCCCTGCCGCCATATCAAACCCCCTTTAATAACAATATACCAAATCCGATTAATACCGGTACCGCGCCTCCAATTAATCCCCAGATACCAGCTTTCACTTTAAGCGTTGCAATGTCTATGCTTATCTTGTCAACCTTCTTATCTATCTCAACATAGCAACCGTTTATTCTCTTCAATTCTTCAAGTACGTACTTACTCCATTCGTTCCACGTATCTTTATCAGTCATTCTTACCTCCATCACCAGTGCCGACCGGTACCGCCTCAGGTACCGCCTCAGGCACCTCTATCAACTCAAAGTCGTCATCCGTAAAGTTGTATGCCCGTTTATAATAATCAGCCGTAAGCTTAACCCGCTTATCTGCATCCTGAATGTCCTTGTCCCGCTTCGCTCTCGTTTCCTCTACTTTCTCTTCTGCAAATAGCTTAAACGTAGGCGCCGGACGGCTCGAACCAATATTTAAATTATGCGTAATCCTTATTAGCTCACTGAATGCACCTTCGATAATCTTAGCGTCACCTTCGACAATATCATCCCGAACTTCCATGTGTGACTTTGTTGCAGCGAATGAACCGCCACTCACCTCGGTTGTGAGATTCGTTCCCAGTATTGCCATTGCAATCTCGACGTTCATTGTGTCAATGTAAGTTTTATGCGCTGACTGCTCACCCCCCTTGCCTTTACTTGTCTCTAACAGCTCGACCTCAAATTCTTCAGGAGTAACCGCAATTGCATCCTGCACCATATTTTCAAGCATATCTGCGATTTCTGTTATTCTTTCTTCTTTCGCCCCCGCCTCCGCTTTCGCATGAAGAAAGGGCATTCCATATTTCTCAACAAAGATTGTCCAGAACTTCATGCCATTTCTCCTGAACGTGACCGGCCAATAGCATGCAGATAGAACCGCTCTCCCATACGGATTATCATACGTCGCTTCGTTCCGGGCAATGATAAATTTGTTCTCTGGCAACTCCTCGCCTGATATCATGTCTTCCATTGACAAGAATCTCAGTTCATTGTCTTCGTCATACTTAAACCAGCGCGGAGGCTTGCCGACAAATTTACTAGGGATAATCTTCCCGCCGTCAGTTTCCCATATAATCTCCATCGGCTTGTACCCGTACATCCATGCGTCAAGCACTTCAGAGAATATGTCTTCCAGCTTATAATTATTTATATACTCCTTGTGAAAATCAATATCCGCTTCGTTGACATCCTCTCCAACCAAATCCCACTCCATAGCCTTGACAGCCGACTTCCGAGATGTGACACACGCACTAACCCTGGAATCAAAGGCAAGGTCTTCATAAACATCTATCGCCCTTCCTAGTTTCCTCAATATCGGATCTGGATTCGGGAGACCTCCGAGAATGACCGACATAAAATCAATCGTGTATTCCCGTGATGCAATCTCTTTCGTCAACCCCTTCCGCGTCGCAGGCTTCTCTATTGCCGTGAGTGCCTGGTTAGTCAAATTCTGAAACCGCCTGTTTCTTCGTTTCATTATTCATACCCTTTCAATACTTTTGATTTATATTGACGTTTGCGATGTGCGCCTGTTGAGGACGGTATTGATCTATCTCTAAGATAATTAAAAGCCTGTGAAACCGCATCGACTATATCATCAGGTGTGTCCAGCTTTGCATTGAAATCACAGAGCTGGTCAACTAACATATCATTCCACCACCCATACATCAAAGCGACTTTCCTATCTTCAAACGTAGGTGTAATCGCAACGGCTCTATTTACTTTGTCAGTAATCGGGTTGATATCTTTGACCGGAAAGTTTACACTACGCTTAAATGTCTGTATCAATGGCGTACCTGTCGCTTTGTCCTCTATTAAGAATCTATGTACCTGTGATTGTCTTTCATGCCTTAAATAAAATTCCTTTGCCCGCTTGACAAGCTCCGGAAACTCCAACTTCTCACAAAAACAATCAACTATAAAATAGTTAGCTATCTCTCCACCCGTTTCAAAATTCTTCGTTTCAAGAACGCAGATTCCCGCTGTGTCATCATTCTCAGCACCCTTCTTAAATGCTGTGTCAAATGATATTATTTTACGCAACCATAGATGGTCCGGTGGGAGTTCATACACTATCCTGAACCACTCTTCGTGAAATATCTCTTCGTCTCCGATGTCTTTGAATTTACCATGTATCTCCTGTGCCCTTGTCACACGGGGAACGTCCGCTTCCATTTCCTCTATCTCAATCGGATCAAGGAGTGGGTTGTCGAACGAAGTAACCTGAATCGTTTTCCAGTTCGGTTCTTTCTTATGTAAAGCCTCTTTGGTAGCTTTGTCGTCGGCCTCACGTTTATCTTCGAGCAATTCCTCAATATCATCTTTCGGTTTGTAAGTACTCGTTTTTAAATGGCAGTCATGTTCCGGGTCTTCAAGTCCACCCTTAAGAGCAAGTTCATAATACAGCGATGTCTTTGCGGGTGCCTCGTCCTTCTTTGCTTTCTTACCTTTCGGCGTTCCCACAAAGTAAACCCTAGCTTTAAAATCCAGTATCATAGGATAGATTGTATTATACCAGAGGTCGCGTCCTTTTTGCCCTTTGAGAACTATACCAGCTTCATTGATTATGATTATGTCGTATGCGAAACCTTCAATGTTCTGTGGTTTCTCTGCCGACCTAAAATCGATAAACCCATTTAGCAAACGAAGCTCTTTCGCTTGCCGATATCCCCAGTACTCTGTTTTGATTTGTCTCAGTACAGGCATGAAATAACGATAGAAGTATTTGTCAAGATTGGTCTGTATAGTATCTACCCAGAGGATTTTTTTATTATCAAGTAAGTTATCAATACAAAAACCAGCGCAGCCGCTCGTCGCTCCGAAGCGTCGGCCTTTGGGTAAACACAGGAAGCGCTCTACAGTCTCATAGAACACTTCGTTCTGCTGTTCTGTGAATGGGATTATTAAGTCCCTGCCGTCTACGGTGATTGAGTCAGACATCTTACTTGGTATCCCTGCGCTTTACAATCTCGACTTCACATATTACCCTTTCGTATAATACACCTTCGGGGACGGGTGGAAAGTCTTCACATTCTACGATTAAATGAAAAGAATCGGCCATGTGTTCATAGTACACAGTAACCAGTTGAGAGTTTTTTGGGATATTGGTTATACCACTTCGACGACCGAACACATATAATGCCTTGCTGGCTGGTAACACATATATCTTCCTTCTCTTATCCATACTCACCTCCCCAAAATATCATCCATCTGTTCGTCGAGCTTGTCAACGAGAGCCTTAAGTATCGGATCCTTAGACGCGTTCCTGAGATACGCAACCAGGTCAATGATAGTTTCAACCAGATCCTTGATTCTCCCGGCCTTACTCAACAACCGCCAGAAATTAATCTTCACTTGTTTACGCTTTGCGATGTTAGACATCGTTTTCTCCTTTCAATTGATTGTGTACTTGTTCTGATATCAACTTCGCCAGTTCATCCAATTTGATATACATCAACTCTGGACAGTCACGCCCCCCAACAAATATCAGGTTTCTCTCTTCTGTCTGTTTGTAGATATGTTCCCTTAATTTGATGTTGTTATTATAACTCTTTTCCATTCCGTAAAGCGGGTGCCTCTCTGTAACATACAGCTTACCAGCATCCATATCTCCCCCTCAGTTAAGTTATTCAAAAAATATCATAGTGTCAACGTTCTCAATTACAGTGCCTCCCAGACCCGGCACGTTCTGCAATATATCATCGAACTTATGGGCATCCTTCTCGCCACCTTTACCCGCCTGCTCTCCAGGGCTTGACTTCTGCTTAACCGCATCAGCGATATTCTGCAACGCTTCCAACTCTTCGCGGGACCGTATAATACTGCGCTTAACATTCACATTTAACTCACCGGATATGTTCGCGTTGATTTCCAGGTCACCGACGATATCGCGCCTTTCCTCTTTCTTCTCAATCCAGGTTTCCATTATTTGAGCGTAGAGCTTTTGAGCGCGTGGTTTCTTGTCTTTGTGAGCCGTTTCTCTTATGGCCTTAATCACATTAGGTGTATGTATCTTTTCCCTTTCACAGATATATCCAAAGTCAAGGCGTTCATAATGGCGCTCTACGGTTCGCTTCGAGAGTCCGGAGTGTTCTGCTATCTGCCTATATGAGGGAAATGAATTACCTTCTTTTTCCAGCTCTCCCAGAGTGTCTAGTATCCTCTTTTGATTCTCTTCGTAGTTCTTGTAGGGTGGTCTGATTCTTGGCTTGGCAGTCAAATGAAGTCCAGTGAGAAAAATTTAGTTATCGACAGATAGCGGCTTATCAATACAATACACACAGAACGTTAGAAAGTCAACCGGAATTTCAGGTTATACTATTATAATGGGGGGTAGTAATTGGGAAAAGGTAATCAAGATTGGTACTAATGTAGAGAGATAAGTTGTTGATATAAAAGAGATTTAAAAAAAGGTAATACTATAGTAATAACTAATAATTTCATGATAAGTTGTTGATTTGTAAAGCCATAATAATAATAATAATAATAATAAAAGGTAATAAAATAAATACATACTATACGCGAGGCTTTTCTCTAATGTGTTTATAGGTTTATAAATAAATGTATTGTATATAGTGTATTTTTTTTCCCGGAAATCGGTTACTTTACACAGTTTTGGATTGTAAGTTGTTTAAGGGTAATAAGTAAAGGTGTTTTTTATAGGAATAAAATAATAATACATTAGGAATGCCCTTTTGCTTGCCATGAATTATATTGTGATATATTAATGGTTTGAGTGTAATTTTATAGGTATTACTCTATACGTTTTTAACCTTAAAAAAGGGGAATAAAGTGGAAAAAAAGGTCTGTAACCTGTGTGGAGAGAAAAAAAAGGTGTCAAAATTTTATGTTGCGAAATATGAAGGGAAAGAATATTTTCTAAATCGGTGCAAGTGGTGTAGTAATTTTCTCACTTCAGTCAGGTTTTTGGATTGGGAACAGGGAAAAATTAAAAGGCTTGATTCTCCGAAAGAGCAGAGAATAGCAGAATACATAGGCAGAAAAAAAAGAGTTAAAAAAGCCTTGCGCGGTTAAATACCATAATGTAGTTTTTGTAATAACTGTAAAACTGTAAGTTTTTAGACGTCCTATCCGTAAACTGAGGAGGTAACAATGGAAGAGCCTGACTATAATGCGATCACAAACAAGGTATTAGAAGTCCTACGTGATAACTTGATGGTAAACGGTGAAATTCCCAAAGCACAATTGTTTTATTGCCTGGAGGTGATGAGGCAAAAGATTATAAGAATAGCATTCTGTTCTACTGACACTGAAGACAAGCTGAGGAGGGGTTTATGAAGAAAAGAAGTGATATATCGTATTTAGAAGTTGATGCAACACTCAAAAAATATAAACTGGAATCGTCCACACACTCGGAAGATGGTGCGTCGGTGGTAATGGCTCAGGACTTGACAATTTTCAAGGAAGAGATTGACGAGCTTAAACGTAGGCTGCAATCAATACATGATTTAACTGAGAAGGTATTATGAGTGAGAGATTTGTAAATCCGGACGCCGCTGTACCTGCAGAGAATAAAAAGCCTGCGAATCCGAGCGCGTTTCCAAAGTATTGTAATGTCGATAAAAATCAATGGCCACCGATGCAACCCGGAATGACTCTCCGGGATTATTTCGCAGGGAAAGTAAATAGTACGTTGATATCGAAAATAGACCTCAAAGAAGCCGGTATGGATGGTAAGCTAAAAGATTTATTTAAACTCAATGCCCAGTTGTCCTATGAATCAGCCGACGCAATGCTCAAAGAAAGGGAGAAAAGCCAGACAGAGAAAAGCCTTTGCCCTCATTGTGCGGGTAGCGGAGATGGCACACCATCAATGCACGGAATACCAAGAGATTGCTCATATTGCAACGGTACTGGCAATGAAACAAATTAAAACTTTTTTAGCAGCTGTAATCATGCTCTGTCTTTCACCTGTAATTATACTACTGCTTATGGTTGTGACTATCGGAGCGATTGTGAAGCTCTCGATTGAAAGGGTAAGGAGATTCCAGCATAACATTAAATTTGATCCCGATAAAATCCCGCCCGGATTTCAAGATTTACCGGAAACTATGGAGTTTAAAAATGGTAGTTTGAAATATAAAAACAGGAGGCGTCAATGATAACAATAGTAGAACCTTCATACGAGATTTGCAAATATGATCTCGAGACAATTAAGACCGCACTGAAGAAAATAGAATGGTGCGGGCGAAAATGTTATAAATCCGAAGATAAGATTATGGATGATTCAGCCTCGAAGTTTGTCAAAGATAAGATTAAATCCGGACACCATTCAATGATAGAACACGTCAGTATCACGGTAAACGCTATTCTTGACCGTGGTGTATCACATGAGCTCGTCAGGCACAGAATAGCTGCATACTCTCAGGAGAGTACCCGGTATTGTAACTACGTCAAAAAGGGCGGTTGTGTGTTTATTAAGCCTTTGTTTTTCCCTGGCATTCCGGTCGGGACTTTTGACTCGAATATAATCGCCCGTTGTGATTTGAATGCCAAAGAACAGACATGGCTTAGTAGTATGTTCAATGCCGCGTCAGATTACGAAGCGTTAACCGCTTATGGTTGTTCTCCCCAGGAAGCGCGCTCCGTCCTCCCGAACAGTACAAAGACTGAAATCGTTATGACTTTCAATTTAAGAGAATGGAGGCACGTCCTCTCGCTCCGGGCGCTTGGTACCGCCGGAAAACCGCACCCTCAAATGGTTGAGATTATGGAAAAAATTTATGATAAATTCAGCGATATTTTGCCGGAGATATTTGATAATCTGGATATCGATGTGAAGAGGAAAGAGTTGGTGCGGGATATTGCGAAATATGATTATGATAAAGATTTTGTTCATGAATTGGTGGGTGAGTTTTATAATTTCATCGAACGAGCCATATACTTACAATAAGGAGATTTTTAATGCCTCAAACAACCAATAATGAAGAGGACCAGGTCGGCAGGGTGACGGTTGAGATCCCGCTGGAAATGAAACGGAAGTTCAAAATATTCTGCGCTGTAAAAAATACAACACAGACGATTTATCTCACTGAAGCTATCGAAGCCGCGGTTGACACTCTAAACAAACGATAACCATGCCTATCGACTTCGACCGAATCAATCAGGCTGTTATTGTGAGCCTCAAGGGAGTTATCCCGTCCTGGATACCCGGTGGACGCTTTGAGGGTGCTGAATACGTTGTGCGCAACCCTCAGCGTCCGGACAATCACGAGGGATCTTTCAAGGTAAATACAAAAACAGGCCTATGGACTGATTTCGCCTGCGATGACGTAGGGGGGTCAGATCCGGTGTCTTTGTATGCGTATATTAGCAATCTCTCCCAGGGAGACGCTGCTATCGCTCTGCAGAAAGAATTCAACGTTATATTGCCGGATGAATTCAAAAAGAAAAAGCGCGGCGGTCAATGGTCTCCGATAATACCGGTACCGGACACAGCGCCGCCAAGGCCTGTTGAATACCCGAAAAAAATAGATGAATCATGGAAACGGTTTAAAATTAATACTTATTATACCTATCGAACAAAGAATGGTGAACCTGCAGGATACGGTTGTTTAGTTATATATCCAGAAATTAAGAAAAATGGTAAGCATGAAAAAGAAATAGTTCCATTGACATACTGCAAAAACGGTTCAAATAAAGAATGGAGATTTAAATCTTTTCCGATACCACGGCCTATTTACAAACTTGATAAATTAATAGAAAATCCAGACGCACAAGTTATAATTGTTAGTGGTGAGAAATGCGCTGATGCAGGTGAAAAATTATTTATTGATATTAAAAATGTTGTTGTAATATCTTGGATCGGAGGCGACAAGGGAGCAACTACAACAAAATGGGATTACCTTAAAGGAAGGAAAACGATATCCTGGCCTGACGCAGATACGCAAAAATATAAAGACAGGCACGAACGGGCAGGCGAGGTTATGGATTTTCAGGAGCAATCTGGCCCTGCTGCAATGATTAAGATTTACAACATGAATAAAAAGAAAATTAAAAGCGCTCGACTCGTTAAACCGCCTGAAGAATATAAAGACGGCTGGGATATAGATGACGCGATAAAAGACGGATGGGATGTTAAAAAGGTACTTAAGTTTATAACCGATAATATAATTAAATTCGATAGTTTATCACAGAAACCAGCAGTATCAGCGCTTCGTCAGCCGTTTCAATGCCTGGGATACAATTCATACAGTGGGAACATAACTTATTATTATTTACCAGTGGGAACGCACAAAGTAACAGCGTTGTCAGCCGCCGGCCACACTAAAATGACTTTACTATCTTTGGCCCCAGTACAATATTTTGAACGGGAATACCCCATGAAAAGTGGTGCTGATTATACTGCCGCCGCAAATGATTGTATCCGGCAATGTGAAAAGGTGGGGATATATGATCCGATGCGATGCCGTGGCCGGGGAGCATGGTTTGATGCCAAAAGAACAGTTTTACACATGGGAAATAAATTGATCGTTGATAGCAAAGAAATAAAAATAGATGAAATCGATTCATATTATATATATGAAGCTGAAATCCCTACCGAGGGGGCGGTAGGTTTTATGGCGGAATCGTTATGCATTAAAGAGGCTGGTAAATTACTCGAAATAACGGAACTGTTTTCATGGGAAAATAAAATAAATTCTAAACTGTTTTCAGGGTGGATTGTAATCGCTCCGATATGTGGCGCTATCGATTGGAGACCGCACATCTGGTTGACAGGCGAAACCGGAACCGGTAAAACGTGGATACAGGATAATGTTATATCGCAATTATTAAAACGCTTTGCGTTAAATGCAAATGCGAGTTCAACAGAGGCGGGGATTAGACAGAGCTTGCAGAATGATAGCTTTCCGGTTGTATTTGATGAATGCGAAACGGAAGACCGGGACTCGTTTTACCGAATACAGAAAATAATTGAACTCGCCAGGCAATCTTCGAGTAACCAGAGCGCGTCCATAGTGAAAGGGACCGCCGGGGGAAAAGCACAGTCATATTGTATTAGGTCATGCTTTTTGTTTTCTTCAATCAATCCAAAATTAATACTCGCAGCAGATCAAAGTAGAATATCTGTTTTGAGATTGGTCAAAAGAGATGATTATGAAAGCGGTAATAAATTTGACATATTACGAGAGTTGGTTATGGACACATTGACAGAAGATTATTGCAGAAAATTAAGGGCGAGATCAGTTAAATTAATTCCGGTAATTAGAAAAAATATAGATGTGTTTTCAGCTGTAATGTCAAAGATAATGAAAAGTAAACGCCACGGTGACCAGTTAGGTACATTACTTGCGGGAGCGTTCGCCTTGAAATCTGACGATATTGTTAAAACAATAGATGCGAGGGCGTGGGCCGAAACCATTGACTGGATTGCAGAAACTACCATTGAAGAAAAAACAGATCAAGAGAAATGCCTTGAAACTATTTTGCAACAGGTAGTTAAAAATGATGAGGGAACCAATACGGAAGCAATGGGATCGTTAATCGAAAAGGCCGGACGAAGGACAACGAGTACTGTTGATGGTGAGGAATACAACAGAATAGAAACCGAGCGGGGCAGGGCAAGGGAAACGCTCCGCAAATATGGAATAACCACCATTAAAAACAGAGAGTTGTTGACTTACGAGGTAGCCTTTGCAGAGAATCATAGTATCTTAAGTAAACTATTAGAAAAAACACCTTGGAATAACGGGTACAAATTGGTATTAATGAGACACAAAGGAGCGAAGGCAAAAACGGCAGTGTTCGCCGACAAAAGAAGATGTCCGGCAATAGCGATACCCTATAACGTAATATTTACAGAAGAGATTGAAGAGGATGTTGAGTTGGAGAGGTTTTGATGTTTGCAAAGTATTCTGATAAATTTAGAAAAGACTATAAGGGGTACATGGAACCATTACTATTAACAGCTTGCGACCATGAAGCAGGAAAATTAAATATATCTCGTTCTCAATTTTTACGATACGCCGCGATACGATTATTGATTAGAAAGAAATATCCATTGAATATTATGTCTAGTAAATTCAATGACTTTTACAGGGGAATGTCACACAATAACTAGTTGTGTAAAATTCCACTTGTAAACGATTATTATAAAGGAGTGCTAAATGTTAAAACGAACAAGTAGGGCTTATCTGGCAGGGGTGGCGCTCGGAAAGGCTTTGGTTGAAATGGTTAATTTAATGTACCAGGAAAACACGGCCCGCAATTTCTTTTCAGGGGTGTTGTCCGAGCTTGGTAAATCAAAGCGTCATTTCGGCAAAAAGCGCACTCCTAAAAGCTCTAAGGTAGCACCGCGTTCCACATCAACCCAACAAGCAAAGGTTTTCATTAAACCTGGATGGTGTCGCTATAACGGTGATGGGTGTTTGCATATAGACCCAATGTGTAGCAATATTTCGAGTGGCGGGTGTACTTATCATAGGCCGGTTTAACGACAACCGTTTGCCATAAGTTGGGAACAATTCCATCATTAAGAACGAATATTGTAAAGGAGAATTTTTATGATAAGTTCAAGTTTGTTTTTAATCAATAAGGGTCATACTAGTAATGCTGAAAAAATAACAATTTGGAAGGTTAGCAAATACTTAGATGAATTCAACGAGAAAAATTCACCCCAAAGCTCTAAGGTAGCTAATGATTCCACAATTCCCAACAA